GAACACGGATCCTAATAGCAGCGGCGTTAGCATTGTTAGTGGTAATAGAATTACTTTTGCCAATGCTGGCGTTTATAACATTCAATATTCAATACAGTTTCAAAATACTGCGACGGGTAATGCAAATTATAATGCCGACGTATGGATTAGAGTTAATGGCGTAGATATAACGCAAAGCAATAGTATTTATTGGGTGCCGTCGAGTGCTGGCGGAACGAATGGAGAGCTTATTGCTGCCATCAATTATGTTCTAAAATTAAACGCTGGCGACTATGTTCAGTTGTTATGGGCTGTTAATAACACATCCATATCCATTGCATCTTTTGCGTCACAAACATCTCCTACCGTTCCAGCAACGCCGGGCGTTATTGTAACTGCTACGCAAGTTATGTATACGCAGTTGGGACCTACTGGACCGACCGGCCCGACCGGATCAACTGGTGCTACGGGACCAACGGGACCAACTGGCCCGACGGGTGCAGCGTCTACAGTTGCTGGTCCGACTGGTCCAACGGGTCCTACTGGTTCTACGGGAACAACTGGTTCAGCAGGTCCGACTGGCCCAACAGGTCCAACAGGATCAACGGGTGCAACTGGGCCTACTGGGCCAACAGGCCCGACTGGTCCGACTGGAACAACTGGAACTGGTGGCCCAACTGGTCCTACAGGTCCCACTGGATCAACTGGTCCAAATAGTTTAACGGTTAATTCAACAACTATATCAAGTGGAACTTCTGGATTTGCTCTATATGATAAATCTGGAACTGTTGGCGAAACTCCACAATCAGCCTTGGTGACAATTTACATTGCTAACAACTTTGGGAGCCTATAATGGCCGTAACAGCTACTCCAGTATTTGCACAGACACCTTATTCTGTGTCTGTAAGTTTGGCAGCCCAGACTGCTTGCACGACACGCGCACCAACTGCTACCGCCAGCTTGGCGGCGGCTAATATAATTCAGTTTGTTCCTACATCAACAAATGGGACAAGAATTGATTATATTAAAGTAGTTGCGGCTTCTAGCAGTATTACGTCTGCCACGGTAGCTAACCTTGTTCAGATTTGGAACTGGGATGCAACAAACGCTTATTTGACGGATGAAATACCTGTGTCGGCTGTAACACCAAGTGCGACGGCTGCCGGATTTACAACGACATATGCTTTTGCTAATGGTTTGTATCTTCCTGCTGCAAACCGTTTGTATGTCAGCGTGACAGTAACAACAGTTGCTAATACAACTGCACTTAGTGCTACTGCGTTTGGGGCGCTTCTCTGATATGCCAAAAACATCATCTGCATTTGGTAAAAGGGTTGCGTCATTTGATACGGCAACGACATCCAGCCTAAAAAGTTATGGCGGCTCGTTTGTATCAGCAACTGAATATCCTACCGTAGATGCTGTTACAGTTATTGGGACAGCGCCTAATACAACAATTAACTTTGACGTTGATAAGCAGTCTGTTTTATATTTTACGCAAAATGCTGGTGGTAACTGGACAATAAATTTTAGGGGAACAGCTGGAACTCCTTTAAATTCATATATTGGACTTAATGAAACCATTACAGTTGTGGCAATGACGACACAGGGTGGAACGGCGTATTATAATAATGCTTATCAAATTGATGGCGCTACAGTTGTTCCAAAATGGCAAGGGGGAGTTGCACCTGCAAGCGGGAACGCTTCTGGTTTGGATATTTACACTTACACAATTACTAAGACAGCAAATGCCACATATACGGTTATTGCTGGCGTGACGCAGTTTAAGTAAAATGCCAATATTATCCACAAAAGGCGCTATTTCTGCTCAGGGATATGGATTTGCAAGCCCTGCATTAGACGCCACATTCGGTATTTTTGCTTTAGGAAACGTCACTGCTACTAGAAATAAATATACTTTTGCTTCTTGCTTAAGTTGTGCTGCAACAAGTTCATCTGCTAATTCAGCATTTGGATCTGCTGCTGGAAACAGCACACGCGGTATTTTCGCTATAGGGCAAACGTGTGGTTCCGTAAGAGTAGCAACCCGTAATAAATATACATACGCATGTAACACAAATGGGACAGCGACGGCGTCATCCGCCAATTCTGCGCAAGGAGAAGCTACTGGAAATAGCACAAGAGGTATTTTTGCTCTTGGGTTTACTACAGTAGCAAGCACTACTAGAGATAAATATACCTACGCTTGTGACACAAATGGATCAGCTACAGCCTCTAGTGTAGCATCAAACTTAGGTGCTGCTACTGGGAATAGCACTAGAGGAATATTTCAGTTAGCAAACTCTACAACGACACGAAATAAATATACTTATGCTTGTGATGCAAATGCAGTTGCTACCGCAGCAAGCGCCACATCTACTGGAGGTTCTGCTACGGGTAATTGCACACGGGGAATATTTGCAATTGGAAGCCAAACAACAACCCGCAATAAATACACTTATGCATGTGATACAAGCACAGCAACAGGTGTTGGGGCTGCAAGTGCTGTATCATTTAGAGGTGCGGCTACTGGAAATAGCACTAGAGGTATTTTTGCTTTAGGAGCAACTGGGTCGCCGTGTGCCGCTCCGTCAACAGCCAGAAATAAATACACTTATGCCTGTGACACAAGCACAGCTTCAGGCGTTGCTGTTTCAAGCGCGGTTTCAACCGGTGGCGCTGCTGCATCAAATGGAATATCAGGGGTTAATTTATAAATGAACTCCAATCCACATAGAAATAACTGTGACTTTCAGTTACGCCATTTCATGGCTGGTTCATGTTTTACTCCTGATGGCGCTTGGATGCTAATGTATAGCCAGAAGGTAGATAGAGAGGCTGTTATTAAAAGTTGTGAAGCGCAACGTATTCGTAGAGAAGCCACTATACTAGATGCGCAATCTATTATTGATGACTTAAATAGCTCTAAAACAGATAAAATGAGAGCTCAGGCAGATATTATGGAGGCTAACGCCAATTACTATGTGTGGGAAAAGAATCTAGAAGCTGCAAAAATGGAATTAAACACCATCAATGAAATTATGATGGAATTAGAGCCACACCGTAAATATGCGCATCTTCCATTATTGGAAGCAAACGAAGCTGCGCAAAGAGAAGAATGGCTTGGTGAGTTTAAAAATAGAGTTGAAAACTTTCTTTTCTCAATTGGCACTATTCCAGAAGACCAGCTTAGGGCTATGAGAAATCATCCTGACTTTCAGACTGAGCTTTTGCCGCATATCCAAGGCGTTATGACCAAACTGTCAGGAGCAAAGAACGCTATTGAATGCTTAACAAATCATTCTGAATATTTTTTAGAAGATAAGCGTGATGTCTGAAGATATTTTAAACAATATACATTGTTTCCCAACCACAGTTTATTCAATTAGTAAGCCAGAGTTTCTTGATTCTGTTCGCAAATCTTCTAATGCCGCATTATTATCTGTAGATCATGAGTTAAATGATATTTACCCTGTAAAAATGACAGGGGATATTTCACAAGACCCATCCATACAGGATTTTTGTTCTTATACTGCTGTTACGGCCCTTAATATTTTAATAGAGCAGGGTTATAACGTAAAAGGAAAAGCTGCATTTTTTACGGAAATGTGGTGCCAGGAGCATTATAAATTCAGCCAAATGGATCAACACATTCATCCTAATGGCGTTCAAATTGTTGGATTTTATTTTTTAGACACGCCGGAAGGGTCATGCGCAGCCACATTTCATGACCCTAGACCAGGCAAAACTCAGCTTGGAATTTCTGAGGATGACATATCTAATGTGACGTATGCATCAAATGCTTTTCATTTTAGGCCGGAGCCTGGAATGCTTGTTTTGACCAATGCTTGGCTACCGCACAGTTTTACTAAAAATGGCAGTAGTGATCCTTTTCGTTTTGTCCATTTTAACATTTCTTTAATTGATAATCCTCATAGTGGCATAGAGGTAGAGGTTATATGAACCACTACCAAATACGCTATAATAAGACAAAGGGACAGCCAGGGCGCGGGACTAAAGATCATGTTTGGCGCGTCTTCGAGAATGGGTTAAAAGAATATCTTGCAAAACACGTTAAGATAAATGTTCCTTCTTGGGATGAGCAAACTGGTGATGATTATAACATTGCCTGTGATGGTTTTTTGCAAATAGACAGGGAAACCTCTACGGCTATTATTAACGGAGAAAATCAATGACGACTTATGCAGAGGTCCAGGGGACAACCTTAATTCTTTATCCGTATCTTTTTTCTACGTTACAGTCTCAAAATCCTTATACAAACTATGGCGACAATTATGATGTTGCTTATTGGTTTCCTCAGACTCAATTGGCTATAGATAATGGTTATACCCTTGAGCCTGTTACAATTTTACCAGAACCTACATATGACACAAATACAGAAATATGTGTTCAAGACGCCGACCCAAAAATGATTGGTGAAACTTGGACTCTAGGCTGGACAGTTTCTGAGATGACGCCAGAACAAAAAGCTTCTCATGATGCTCAAGTTCAAGCTCAAAATAAAAATCAAGCTACTCAGCTTTTAACCAATACTGATTGGACATCTATTCCTTCAGTTGCTGATCCGGCTCAGTCAAATCCTTATTTAATGAATCAAAATGATTTTTTTACATATAGAAATCAAGTTAGGGCAATAGCTTTAAATCCTCCAACAACTCCTGTAACAAATTGGCCTGTTGTTCCTACGGAGCAATGGAGTCAATAAGTAAATACGGGATAGGAAAATGTAATTAAAATGCCTAAGGGGGAAGGGCTATGGAAGATAGAAAGCTAAAAATCTGCGTCTATGCCATCAGCAAGAATGAGGCGCATTTTATTAAAAGGTTTGCTGATTCCTGCCGTGAGGCTGACCTTGTTATGGTTGCTGACACTGGCAGCACTGATAGCACAATTGAGGAGTGTAAGGCTAACGGCGTTACAGTCCATCAAATCTGCATCACGCCTTGGCGGTTTGACCATGCCAGAAATGCAGCCATTGCCCTTATTCCTAAAGAAATGGACGTTTGTATTAGTTTAGATATTGATGAGATGTTGGAGCCTGGGTGGCGTGAGGAAATTGAGAGGGTTTGGATTAATGGTGTTACAACCCGCCTTAGTTATTTCTTTGACTGGGGCTGTGGCATTAAGTTTCGGTATGAGAAAATTCATGCCCGTCACGGCTACTTTTGGCACCATCCCTGCCATGAATATCCTGTTTTTGATAAGCGGATTAATGAGGTTTACGCCTATACTGATAGGCTGATTGCAACCCATCATCCTGATCCAACTAAGAGCCGTGGCCAGTATATGGACTTGCTGGAGCTGTCGGTTAAGGAAGATCCTTTATGCTCCAGAAACGCTTTTTACTATGCCAGAGAGCTTTCTTTTAATGCTCGGTGGCAGGAGTCAATTGACGCCTGCAAGAAGTATTTGGAAATGCCGAATTCTGCTTGGGAGAATGAACGCTGCTACGCCATGCGGGTTATGGCTAGGTGTTACGCGGAAATGGGTAATGCTTATGAATGTGAAAGATGGTTCCAGCGGGCTGCGGCTGAAGCTCCTAATACAAGGGAGCCATGGTGTGAATTGGCTATGCTGTATTACCGCCAGTCCAGATGGGCGGAATGTTATGCAAGTTGCATGAGAGCTCTTCAAATTAAGGAGAGGGAATTAGTTTACACATGTGATCCGGCGGTTTGGGAGCATTGGCCTCATGACTTGGCTAGCATATCCGCTTGGCATTTAGGGTTGAGGGATGAGGCTTTAGAGCAAGCAAAGATTTCTGTTGAGAAGTCCCCTAGAATTGACAGGCTTAGGGATAACTTAAAGTTTATATTGGAAAGCTTTAAGCCGAAGCCCAAAATCCCTAACATAATCCATTTTATGTATTTCTACGGAGAGAAATCCCGTGACTTCAGCTACCTTAACTATTTGGCTGTAAAAACTGCGTTTGATGTTCAAAAGCCGGATAAGATTTATTTTTATTACAATAAAGAGCCGGAGAGTAACGAAAACTGGGACAATATGAAGCAGTATGTTGAGATGGTTCATATTGAACCACCAACGGAGCTTGAGGGCGTTTCATTAGACGGGTGGGCCCAATATCAGTCTGATGTTGTTAGGCTTCAGAAGCTTTATGAAATGGGCGGTATCTATTTGGATACAGATTGTTTCCTGACAAAGCCTCTTAATGACTTCATGGACAATGACTGTGTGTTGGCTGGGTTTGTTGGAGACGTTACTGGCACAAAGTTTAAAGATGAATCTATGCCGGCGGCAACAATTTTGGCTGCTCCAAAATCTGAATTTATTAGGATTTGGATTGAAAGACTTCCTGAGGCCCTAAAGAGTGGGGAGTGGGCTTGGCATATTGTTGGTCTTCCTGTGGAAATATACAAAGAAAACAAAGATTTGCTTACTTTAATAGAGACTGAAAAGTTCCTTCCATTTGATTTTTATGATGAATCAATATTGAGAGAGGAATGCGCCGACGCATATTTGCCGACACTAAATGGCAGCTATGCTGTTCACATGTGGGACACTATATGGCAAGATACACTGCGGCATATTAACAAAGGTTATATGCTGACTGTGGATAATGCTTTCACCCGTCTCTTTAAAAAACACGTAGAAAGTTAATAGCATGGAACCTCAAACAATCATTAACCTTGTAGCGGGTTCAGTATTAATGGTTGTTGGATGGTTAGCTAGGGAGCTTTGGGTTGCTGTGAAAGAATTAAGGGCCGACCTCCATAGAATTGAGATAGAAATGCCAACGAATTATATTAGACGGGATGAGTTTTCTGATGGTATGCGAGAAATTAAAGAAATGTTGACAAAAATATCTGATAAGTTGGATGGTAAGGCTGACAAATAGGCGGGATGGTTATGGCGAATAATACTGCCCAATGGGAATCAATTATTCGCAAAATAGCTCCAACCGCAAGGCAAAGTATTATTAATGGCCTTGCTGCGGCAATGCCGGAAGTCATAGAAATTGCCAATCTTTCTACTAAGGGCCGACAGGCCCAGTTCCTTGCTCAAATTGCTCATGAGAGTGATGGCTTTAGGACTACTGTTGAATATGCCAGTGGGCGGGAATACGACAACAGGTCCGACTTAGGGAATGGGCCAAATGACGGACCTATTTATAAGGGGCGGGGACTTATACAAATAACTGGTAAAAACAATTATAGAAAATACGGCAATGAATTAAATGTTGATTTCATCAGAAATCCAGAACTAGCATCTCAATTCCCTTATGCTGCTTTGACGGCGGCCCTATTTTGGCGTGATAACAATTTAAACAAACTTGCTGATATAAATGACATTGATGGGATAACCCGTAAAGTAAATGGTGGGTATAATGGCCTTGAAAGTCGGCGCCGTTATTTGAAATTAGCAAACTACCAATTAAATGACGTTAGGCTTGCTCAAAGCCGTCTTACCCAGCTTAATTATCCTGTTGGGGGGATTGACGGAATTCATGGCCCCTTAACCAGAAGTGGGATAAGGGACTTTCAAGATGCTGCAAATCTTCCCATAACAGGTTCATTGGACCCGGAAACAATTAGGGTTTTGCACTCAAATGATGCACCTATTCGGCCTGTGTCGGATGAGAGGGCAAATATAACTGCTTCTGAGCTTAGGGATTCTGGTTCCAATACAATAAAAGGGACAGATGAGGCTAGGATAGGCGCCATTGGAGGCGGACTAGCCACAGCTGCGGGTATTACAACGCAGGCGAGTACTATTATTTCTAATGTTCAAGATATAGCTGCAAGCGCCCAATCTGGAATAGACTTTTGGTCATTTATAAAATTTTACTGGCCTGCTCTTTTTGGAATTATTGCTACAATTGTAGCATGTTACTTTGCCTGGAAATGCTATAAAGGCGCCAAGCTGGCAGAGCAAAGCCGGGTTAGGGACGCCGCTGTTGGTATAAATGTAGCGAGGTAATATGCCGTTTGCAATTTTACCCGCCTTACAGTGGCTTGGTGGCTCAATATGGTCCTTTACCAGTTCCACATTGGGCCAATTTGCTATTGTTTTTGCTGTTGCATGGTTTTGGTCAGCCCATCACACAAACTTTCAGTGGGAAACCAGGGTTGCAGCTGAAAATGCCGCCAGAGAGGCGGCTTATCATGCTGAAGTTATACGCCAACAAGAGGCTGCGAGGGAAATAACTGCCGCAGCTACGGCCAGGGCTGACGAAAACGCCTTATTAGCTTATAAGCTAAAAAATCAGATAGATGAATTTAATGCTCAGGAGACGAAAAGTGAGCAATCCATCAAAATATCATGCCCCAAAGTTAGGTATAATTGCCGTGTTGACGACGACTTTGCTGGCGTCGTGCGCAACCTCGACGCATCAGCTGGAAAGGGCAAGGCTTCCAGACGCACCCGCTGATTTTGGCAAGCCTGTTCCACTTCCTGTGGCCACTAAAGGGAAAAGCATAAAGACTTTTGCCCTTGAGAATAGGGCGGCGGCCATTACAGCAAATAAGAGGTTGGAGGCTGATGGGGATTTTTATAATGATGTTTTGCGTCAATTTGGTGAGATTATTCAATAATTTATTTTTGTGGTAAGATTGTAGAGGGCAAAGAGGCATATAATGACGACTGGCTTAAGCTACGACGGGACTGTCCCCGGAACCACAAGTTATATTGGTCAAATTTCTACCATGGCCGTTGTTGACCCAACGGACACCGCTTTTTTGGCTATTTTACCCCAAATGATTACCTATGCGGAAAACCGCATATATAGAGATGTTGACTTCCTTTTCACATCTATTGCTACGACTGCCTATGGATTGACTGTTGGAAGCCGTATTATTTCTGTTCCGGCTGGCACTCTTGTTGTTCCTGAACAGATTAATGTGATTACGCCTTACACTGTAACCAATCCAGATTTGGGGACAAGAAACCCTTTACTGCCAACAACCAAGGAATTTTTAGACGCTGTTTATAACGTGGCGTCTAATACTGGCTTGCCTAAATATTTTGTTCCATTTGATGATTACACTTTTCTTGTTGGTCCATATCCTGACAGCAATTACACCTGCGAGATAATTGGAACTTACCGTCCAGACAGTATGTCAGCATCAAACCTTACGACGTTTATCAGCCTTTATCTTCCTGATTTATTAATCATGGCCAGCATGATTTACATTGCTGCTTATCAACGCAACTTTAGTAGTGCAATGGGTAATGATCCTCAAATGCCTGTAACGTATGAGACTCAATATCAAACACTTCTTAAGGGCGCCGTATCTGAAGAAAATAGAAAGAAGTTTGAGGCTGCGGCTTGGTCTTCTCAATCTGCTTCTACAACTGCTACTCCGACTCGCGGTTAACGAATGTCGCACACTACATTAAAGTTAATCCCTGGAGTTGACCAGAATAGGACGCTGGCTTTAAACGAAGCCGCCATTTCCTACACAAACCTTGTTAGATTTGTCCCTGACAAACAGGGATTAGGGCTTGTTCAAAAGCTTGGTGGGTGGACCCAGTGGTTTAGGGGTCAGTTGTATTCTACCGTTAGGGCTTTATGGGCCTGGGAAGATACAAATGCCTTGGCTTATCTTGGCGTTGGATCACAGACAACTATTGCTTCTATTTTAACGGCTTCATGTAATGGAACATTGGCGACCATAACCTACAGTGGAAGTTCATTATTTCAAGTTGGATCAAATGTTATTATTTCTGGAATTAGTGTTAATGCCTATAATACGCCGGTAGGAACTTCTACGGTAGTAGCTGCCTCTGGTCCTAATTATATTCAATACACATTAAGCGGTTCTCATGCGTCTGTGTCTAATCCAGACGGATCTCCAATTGGAGCCTTAAGTTCTGGTGATGGACTTGGTTACATTGCTGCAAATGCAAACACCTCATTTAATATTATAACTCCCCGCGTTACATTCAGCACAAATTCACCTCCAGACGCTGTTACAACAGCCGGAAGTTCACAGGTTCGGATAAATAACGCTGGATCTAATGTATCTAATTTTGACTCCGTTTACATAAAAACACAAATTAGTGTTGGCGGCCTAATATTATTTGGCAGCTATCCTTGCACATACATTGATGGCGCTAATAGCTATTTTATAAATGCAAAAAACATAATTGGGAGTCCCGTTGCCGCAACTACAACAGTTCCGCCTGGGACGGCGGCAAGTGTTCCTATTTTTACATTTGCAATAGGAGACCAAACTGCAACAGTAACGCTACCTAATAATGGTTATTCTGTAGGGGACACATTCCCAATTATTGTTCCGTTAAATTTTGGCACAACAACCCTTTACGGAAACTACATTGTATCTTCTATTATTGATACAAATAACTTTAAAATATCATTAAAATCAATTCCTAATTCTTCTGTTATTATTTCTATATCTGGAAATGGGACAACAACAGGAACATTTACCTATTCTGGCGTATATAATTTTAACGTAAATGACCATATATTAATTTCAAATTATACAGGTCCTGCATCTCAATTTAATACTCCATCAGGTCAATATGCTAAAATATTAACAATTGATAATGTGTATAAAACAGTTACTTTTCAAAATTCCAATGGCTCCATATTTATGTCAATGACAGAATCTGTTCAACAGGGTTCTGCTTTTATAAATCAATCTTATTTAAATAATGGGAATGCTTATTACGAATACTTAAAAACTCCAGGCCCAACCCCTTCTGGGGGTGGATACGGTAATGGATATTATGGGGATGGTTTATATGGAACGGGAACTCCTGGACAAGCAACTGTTGCTGTAACGGGATCTCCAATTGCTGCGGTAGACTGGACGCTTGATAATTGGGGTGAAATTCTTGTTGCCTGCCCTATTGGCGGTCCAATTTATAATTGGTCTCCAACTGGCGGGAATTCAGTAGCCTCAGTTATGTCTAATGGCCCTATGGTAAATGATGGGATGTTTGTGGCTATGCCTCAACGTCAAATTGTTGCATGGGGGTCAACTTTTAATGGGATTCAAGACCCTCTACTTATCCGCTGGTGTGATGTTAATAATTATGGAAGTTGGGTTGCTACAGTAACAAATCAGGCAGGGTCTTACAGACTTCCTAAAGGCTCTAAAGTTGTTGGTTGTATTCAGGGGCCGCAACAGGGTCTGATTTGGACTGATTTAGGTATTTGGGCTATGCAGTATGTTGGCCCTCCGTATGTTTACCAATTTAATGAAATAGGCAATGGCTGCGGACTTATTTCCCGCAAGGCCGCAGCGTCTATGAATGGTGTTGTGTATTGGATGAGCCAAAGCCAGTTTTACAGGTTATCCGGGACTGGCGTTGAAGTTATTCGGTGTCCAGTTTGGGACGTTATATTCCAAGACTTTGATACAAGTGAAACGGCATTAAATAAAATTAGAATTGCTGTTAATTCTCAATTTGGCGAAATATCTTGGTATTATGCCACCAAAGGGTCAAACGGAGAAATTAGCAATTACGTTAAATATAATGCCGTTCTTGACCAGTGGGACTTTGGGACTTTATCCAGAACTGCTTGGATAAATCAGTCTGTTCTTGGGCCTCCAATTGGGGCCAGTGGGACAAATTATATTTACCAGCATGAAACTTCTCCTGATGCAGATGGTCAGCCACTTTATGCCAGCTTCCAAACTGGATATTTCCAAATTTCTGACGCTGAATACAAAGTCTTTGTTGACCAAGTTTGGCCTGATATGAAGTATGGGTATTATGGTGGGTCAAATGCTGCTGATCTTGTCATGACATTTTATGTCACCGACTATCCAGAGCAGACCCCTAAAGAATATCCATTTAACATTAACGTAAATACAACCTTTGTCACACCAAGGTTCCGTGGAAGGCTTATGTCTATTAAGCTTGAAACGGCGCCGGGAGATGTTGGGTCATTTTGGCGTCTCGGCGCTATTAGATACAGACTTCAACCAGACGGGAAGTTTTAGTGGCTACTCTAGACGACATTCTTACAACACAAAAAAATGGCGTTATTGCCCTTAATAACCTTAATAAGTCTTGGCAAGATTACGTCAATAAAACACGCGGACAAGTTACATCTGCTCCAATATCAGGATCAACAACACTTCTTTATACAGGAAGTGGTTATATTGTCAGAATATCTGTTTTAGTTTCTGGGTCGGCTGGAACAATATATAATGCCATTTCTCCGAGCGGAGCCATATCAGACAACCAAATTGTTATAATACCAGCTACGGTTGGAATTTTTGAAATAGGATTTAATTTTTCTAGTGGGCTCGTTATCAGCCCAGGTTCAGGCCAGACAGTAGTTGTCTGTTATACGACAAACTAAGGATTTAACTATGCCTCTTAAAAAGGGAAAATCCCCAAAAACAATTTCATATAATATATCTGAGATGATTAGTTCGGGTCATCCGCATAAACAGGCAGTTGCCGCTTCATTAAAGGAGGCATTTCAATCTTATGCCGAAGGTGGCGCTTCAGAAGCAAAAACATTTGTTGGTCCTATTCATAGCCCTGTTGCTGGCCGCACTGACCATCTTCCTATGCATGTTCCTTCTGGTGCTTATGTCATTCCCGCAGACATTGTTTCTGCTTTGGGGGAAGGTAATACAATGGCTGGGTTTAGGATTTTGAACAAAATGTTTGGGCGCCAAATTTTAGGTCCTGAACCAGCAACTGAGATCATTGCGGCTGGTGGTGAATATGTCTTGTCCCCTTCCACTGTAAAAAGAGTAGGTCAAGGTATCCTAGAACAAGGGCACCGTATTTTTGATGATTTGATAAAAAAATATAGGGCGAAAACTGTTGAGACATTAAAAAATTTGCCGGGGCCTAAACGGGACTAAGGAAGGGAATGTTATGGCTGAGGAAGTAAAAGTAAGAGTTGGAGGTCCAGAAGACCTGCATGAAATAATGAAAATGGCTTTAATGGTTTGTGATGAAAACGGACTGTCTGAGCCTAATATTGATAAAATTCTATATGATGTTGTCCCTTCTCTTCATCAGGATAGGGGAATTATTGGCGTGATTGGTCCAGTTGGCGGGCCTTTAGAGGGCTTTGTATTGTTAAGGATAGGAAATTTATGGTATTCTGATACGTCTATAATAGAAGAAAAAACCGTCTTTGTGCATCCTGATTTCAGAAGCGCAAAAGGCGGGAGGGCTCGTAAGTTGTGTGAGTTCAGTAAAAAGACAGCTGATGAGCTCAAAATGACGCTTATGATAGGCATTCTTTCTAATCAAAGAACCGAAAGCAAAATAAAGCTTTACAACAGATTATTTGGTAAACCATCAGGTGTGACGTATACATATGGAGCCAAAACTGGCGAGTGGAAAGAAAATGCTGCAAACAGCATATAGCCTAAGGGGCTTGGAGAGACGGTATGTGTAATTTTGGTTCTTCGTCCAATTCTGCTCCAACTATTCAAAATACTACTCAAGGTGGAAACCAGACTGTTACTGCACTTCCTGGTGTCGCAGAGGGTTATTACAATCCTGCTGGATCTATAGCTATGTCGGCTGCCTACAGGCAGTTTCAGCCATATAGTTCAGACCCTTCGTCTTTTGTGGCGCAGCTTAATCAAGATCAATTACAGTCAATATGGGACCTTAGACAGGCGCAAAACACAGCACAGCCGGCCTACCAAGCGGCGCTAGGGATGGCGGCAGGAGCTGGTGGTCAAAATGTATCTGATTTTAATATAGCTGAAAAGTCTCAGCCATATTACAACACAGCGGCACAATATACACAACAGGCCGCCACAGCCCCTGGGGGGTATCAAGCTGCCAATCCGTATCTAACTTCTGGTTTTGGTCTTGCTCAACAAGCATCTCAATTAACCACTCCTGTTGGTCAGCAGCAGATCCAGAGTTTTATGTCTCCATATTTGAAGGATGTCGCTGACCCGACAATGGCCTTCTTAAAGCAACAGCAAGAGCAGGCAATGGCTGGCCAAACTGGTCAGGCTATTCAGCAAGGGGCTTTTGGTGGAGATAGGGCAGGTATTGCCGCTGCTACGTTGGCTGCGCAGCAAGAAATGTCTAGCGGCAAGACTTACGGCGACATTATGCAGCAAGGCTATGGGCAGGCCCTTAACGCTGCATTTCAGTCTCAGCAAGCCAGCCAAGCAGACCGTGCGCGTCAATTGGCTGCCAGCCAGGCTATGGGTCAATTTGGTTCTACGGCTGGTCAGCTTCAGCAGGCAGACCTTTCGCGTCTTCTTCAGGCTGGTGATCAATATGCCAATATTGGAACATTAGGTCGCCAAGCTTATGAGCAGCAACAGACGCAACAGCAAGCTGATTTAACTAGAAAGCTTCAAGCCGCACAACTTATGGGTGGGTTGGGTGCTGGCGCACAAACAGCTCAAATTCAAGCTGCCCAGGCTCTTATGGGTGCAGGTGGGACTGAACAGCAGACGGCTCAAGCAGGGTTGCAAGCACTTTACAACCAATATCTTATGTCTCAGGCTTTCCCATTTCAGGTTGGCCAATATGCTGCAAATATTGCTTCTCAGCTTGGACCATTATACGGGCAAACTCAAAGCACAAATCAATATGGGTCACAAACCCAACAAGTTCCACTTTCATTTTTTGGGACTACGTTGGCTGCATCAGGTGGCGCAATTAATGGTTCTGAAGAAAGACTTGGTGGTGGTGTAACGGGATCAGGTGATTATGCACGAGGTGGCTTTGCTGATGGTGGGACTGGTCAATCAAGTCAATATGATCCATCAGAAGGTCTTTATGGCGGCATTGGTTATTTGAATATCAAGCCAACAAAGGCTTCTAATGTTCCTACTATGGCTGCTATGTCTCCACTGCCATTTTCATCACCAACAAGCTCAGGGAAGTCCGGCCTAAGTGCTCTTTCTGATTTATATGGTCAGGGCAAGTCTGCGCTTGGTGAATTAAAGGGACTTGACTCACTTACTGGTGGCAAGCTTTCTGGCCTTGCTTCAGACGCCGCTAAAAGCGCAAATCTTGGACAGGGAATGTTTAGCATTCCCGGCGTTATAGGGGATAGTGGGGCGGCTGGCGCCACAAGTGCCGGTCTTGGTGATTCCTTGATGGCTGGCCTTGGGTCTGCTGCTTCTGCCGGAAGTGGACTGTTAAGTAGCATTGGTGAGGGTCTTGCTGCTCTTGGTCCATTATTGCTTCTAAAAGACGGCGGTTCAGTTCCTCGCGCCGCATATAAAGATGGTGGCCCTGATGATGATGTTTCAGATGATGATATATTTGAAAAAGGTTTGTTAGGAGCCGAGTCAGGCCGTAGCCAATTTGATAAGAAGGGTCGTGTTCTAACGTCTCCTAAAGGTGCGGAAGGCATTGCTCAAATTATGCCTTCAACCGCCCCGGAGGCTGCTAAACTTGCTGGCTTAGAATATGACCCAGAGCGGGTTCGTAGTGATGAAGGCTATAACAAGGCCCTCGGTAAAGCTTACTATGATGCTCAGTTAAAAAGATTTGGAACTCCTGAATTAGCTTTAGCCGCTTACAATGCTGGCCCTGGGCGTGTTCAGAAAGCCTTGGATAAGGCTGGCCCAGGTGGAGATGTAATGTCTCTTCTTCCGCAAGAGACCCGTGATTATGTTCCTAAGGCCTTAGGCCTTGCTGGCGCAGGTATGCCTGATTTAAGCGAAATGACGCCGGAACAGCTCAGCATGATGGCTACAACAGTCAAGGGGGCTGGTATTTCCCCACCATCTTCTGCAACTGAAGCACCGCAACAAGGTGAAGGCATTTCTGGATTCCTTAGAGGAACAGCCCCTGAAGGTGTAGGGGAGAAGGCATTAGACTTTTTAACCAGTGAACGGTTTATTGTTCCATTGCTTTCTGGCTTAGGTGCAATGTCTGAGTCTAAAAGCCGCTTCTTTGCTCCCGCTTTATTAAAAGGACTTGGAGCAGGCGCAGCTTCTTATATGGAAGTTCCAAAAATTTCTGCTGAAACTAAGAAAATTGGACAAGAGGCTCTTAAAACTGCTGAAGAAGCCGCTAAAACTCGTGCTGAAACAGGTGAGGTTGGAGCCCGAACTGGCAAGCTTGGCGCTGAACAAAAGTTTGTGGAAGCTGAAACTAAAAAAGCTCTTAGTGAGCTCTATGAGAAAAAATGGATTCCAAATGTTGGTTGGACCATCAACCGTAAGGATGATCCAAATCAAATCCCAACGCCAATTTCTGATGTTGAAGGTAGGCCGCTTTCTAATGCTCCTCACCCAAATGAAGTTCCAACAGCAGTTGGTGGAGAAAAACCAATAGAGGCTCCACCAACAGAGGTGAAGCCAATTGGCAAAGATCAAATTGGCTCCGCAGCTAATTGGAAAGCAACAACAGACATCCCATCCACAATGCAACCCCCTACAGGCGCTTACAATATTGCAATGACGCCTGGGGCATTGGAAAAGGAAATAGAGTCATCAAAGACAGAGGTTGATAAGCAAAGGGCGCTTGCAAACGCTTCTTACAATCAACTTTACCGCATTGATGAAATGGAAAACCAATCCAAAAACATTCCTAGTGAGGGATGGTTGGAGTGGGGTCCTTATGCTGCGCAACGGACTCAAATTGCAAAAGACATCAATGGCATTGTCGCCATGATTGGCGGCAAGCCTCTCTTTGACCCAAGCAACGTAGCTGCGGCAGAGACGTTAGCAAAAGATACAACGCGACTAGGATTTGCTACTGCGCAAGGTCTTGGACATGAGCCAGGATTTATTGTTGAGCGTTCTATTGCGGCAAATCCAGGCATGGAAAATACCCAACTTGGATTCCAGCGTATTACGGCTGGATTAAAAGAAGCTGCAAAATATGAGCAAGACAAACTTACTTTCATGGAAAAATATGCGGCAAAATACCAAACAATTAAAGGCGCAGAAAATGCGTTTAGAGAGTTAAACCCGCCGCAAAAATATGCTGATAGGGCTATTCTCTCGACAGTTAATCCAAGAGCAATTGAAGACCTTAGGAAGTTTGGTCCAAATGGGAAATATTCAAATGGTCAAACTGTAAGAGAATATATTGATAAGAACTTTGGTAATGGCATAACTGACAAGTTAATGGGGCGCTAAGGACATGGATGACTTTGAGTCAATGCCAGAAGACTACGCACCTCCACATCTTCGCAAAGAAGAGAAGAAGGAAGAACGCGCGCCGGCAATGACCTTTGCGCCAATGCCAAAAGAATATGCGCCTCCTCCTGTGGTTCATGAAGGCAAGCCTGGTATTGCTGAGGATGTTGCTAAAGGAACCGCTTCAGGATTAGCAACTGGCGTTGTTTCAACCCCTGGTATTATTGGCTCTCTTGGCCAGCTCTATGATCTTGGGGCTGAAAAGGCCACTTACGGGGCAGTTAAACTTGCGGAAAAGGCTGGTCTTCTTCCGCAAGGTAAAACGGCTGAACAATTTATTGAAGCTGGCAAAAAACTTGGTGAGGAAGTTGCGCCAAGGTCGGAAGCTGAAAAACGCGGCGAAGTGACCAGTATTTTGGGCGTCCCCGTAATAACGGGAAGAGGCGTAGTAGAAACAGCAAAACGTGCTGGCATGCCCTCTTATGAAGCAAAAACAATTCCTGGCAAGTTTGGACAGACTGCGGGTGAGTTTGCGGGAGCATCTTTAGCTGGACCGGGAACTCTTGGTCAGCGCATGACAACTGGAGCCTTATCTGGGTTAACATCAGAGGCTGCTGGCCAGGCTACAAAAGGCACTGACTACGAGACAGCGGCAAGATTAATTGGCGCCCTTCCTGGTGCCTTAGCTGGAACAGCTGGTGCGGCGGCTATGGAAGCACGAAGTGCCCCGGCTGTTCAAGCAAGAGCTGAAAAGATTGCTGGCCAAGTTGCAAGAGAGGCTTTTGCTGAACCAGAAAAGGCGGCGACAAGGTTAGAGGGTGAAGTTGCGGCAAGGGAGCTTGCGCCAACAGACAGATATATTCCAGGCGTTGAGCCAACAACTGCGCAGGTTCTTGGTGGTGGTGAGGCTAAAGGTCTTGAGAATATTTTTGAAAGAGCAGGACAAAAAGAGTCTGACACTGAGCTTGCGTTAAGAAAGGCTCAAGAAGCTCTTTCTGAGCAATCTACATCCGCCGCCGCTGCTAGGGCTCCCCAAAGAGTTGCTGGTGAAATACCTTCTGTTGATATGGAGGCCGCTGTTGGGCTTCCAACAGGCTTTAATCCTCAAGGCGAAGCGGCAAGACATGTTAAAAGTGTTGTTGAGGCTCTTGAAGAAGAAAAAGACAGGGCTGTAAAAAATGCGTGGGATAATCCAAGCTTAAAGGGGGCCGCCCTGGAAAGAAACAAGGTAATAAATACTATTGACAGTTACTTAGATGAACTTTCCCCTTCACGTATGCAGATGATACCAAAAAATGTTATTGATGTTATGGACCAGATTAGGGGAATGGAAACGGGGAATATACCACTCTCCCATGTTCAAGATTTACGGTCCCAGGTTTTATCTGCCGGAAGGGAAGCTGGTAGAAAGGGAGATAATTTTGGACAGTTTGTAAATAATGAGTTAGGGGCAAAATTAGCAGAAATTATAAATAATGAAGATAATGTTATTTTTGATTTTAGGAATATTGGCCAAAGGTCTGCTTGGAATAACGCTAGAGCTGCAACTGCTGACTACCATTCAACTTTTGGCCCTAAATTTGTCAGTGATTTGGTTTCTGACCTTCAAGGTGGCGGGGCTAAAATTGCTGGCGAAGCAACATTTGACAGGATGTTTTCTGGTCCTAACGCTGTTCAAAATTTACGGCAAATTAGGGACCTTCCAGGCGTTAATGTTGATGAAGCGGCCTCAAACTGGCTTATTGGCAAATTAACTAAAAACGGCACCAACATTAATGTTACGCCTAAAGATGTAACTAAGTTTTTGTCTGACCCTAAAACCGCAGCCCTTGTTAATGAGGTTCCTGGTTTACGGGAGAGAATTTCTAATATTGCTCAAAGAGCGGGTGAATCAGCTGAGGCCGCAAGGATGCGGCAGCTAACTGAAAACTTCCAATCAATAGCCAATAGAAATAATCCTAAGGCTTTAGCTCAATTCATGGATCAACACAGTCATGAATTGAGTAGAATTGCTGGAAATAATACAAACCTTCAGGCCTATCTTGATGCGTTGCACCGTTCGGCAAAAGTCGTCTCAAAACTTCCTGCTGGAAAAGTAGCTGGAACAAAGACGCTAGATAAGCTGGCTAACAATAATATCATGTCAATTATTTACGGCAGGGCCACTGGCGCCATTTCTGATGTGGCGGCGGCGGCTGTCCTTGGCCATATTGCTGAGAATGTTTCTGCGGCTGCTTCGGGAGCTCCTTTTGGGGCTGCTGCTGCAAGAGTGCTAGGTGTTGGCAGTAAATTAACGGCCCCTGTTGTTTCGAGTTTCAATACTTTCCTGTATGGCACAACTCAAGATGCCGCTATGCAGCTTTTACAGCAAGCCATGCGTGATCCAGCATTAATGGCTAAATTGTTAAGAAAGCCATCTCCTGAGGCATTTTCTTCTTTAAGTGGAGCCATTGAGGGCACTGCTAATTCTTTAGGTAGGACTATTCCTAAAATTGCTTATCCTGCATTTTTAGAGCAAACTGCTTTTTCTAAAGACAGAACAAAAAGAGCAACAGGCGGAAGAACTGGCGCCGCAATGACGGCTGAAAAACTTATTAAAATGGCTGAAAATGCTAAGAAGCAAATACAGTCAGAAACAAAGTCTTTGCTTGAGGAGCCTGATGAAAATGTTGTCAGCGCACTTAAAGTAGCAAACAACCATATCTGAGGGGCAACATGACTACTTCATATACTGCAAATAAAAATTTACCCTATCCAGCAATTAATGATATTAATTGGGGCCAGACATTAAATTTAAGTATACAGGACATTGACCAGGCATTTGGCGGGACTGGTCAGGTTACACTTAGTAGTTCTTCTGGCAACGCTATTAATCTTAGTAATTCCGGGTCAAATCCAACTGGAGCTGGACTTGCAGGTGTTCGTATTAGAATATCTGGTTCTATTAGCCAAAACACCTCTCTTATCATTCAAAACAACATTCAAGGAATGTGGGTTGTAACAATTGATACTGGCGTCCTTGGTTCATACACTATAACAATTAAGGGTTCCGCATCAGACGTTGGCGTTACGCTTTCAACAGCCGGATCAACTATCATTTATTCTGATGGCACATCCGCCATACTTGCACTTCCAGCTACGGCTTCGGGTTATTTGCTTGCAACTGGCAATCAAACATTTTCAGGAAATCTTACTGTTGGCCCTCTTGCTCCTTCCACATATGGGTCCCTTACTGTTAACGGGCCCTTAACTGTAAATACACCAACTGGGCAAACAACAACATTAAATGGAACTGTTTCTATACCGGGATTAACGCTAACTACAGCTACATTATCTGGAGGGTCTGCTCCTTATGGAAACACATTAACTTTAACAAACGGCAATCTTTTAGTCAGCAATGGGAACATGACGTTATCAGGAGCGTCTGCAACTATTAGTTTATCTGGAGCGTCTAGCAGCATTACTGCTAATGGCTACAATGCCGGAACTAGCGGTTATCAATCATCAGCAGGGAGTGTTACCCTAATAGCTGGCAGCGTTACTGCTTTGGCCGGAACAGGGACATTCGGAACTATAAATGTCCCAAACGCTGTGGGGACTGGGAATACTTATCCAACAATTTCTTTAGGGACTTATGGGGGGAAAATATTTTCTGATTTTAGTGCTGGGAACGGTTATATTGGATTTAGCAATCCAACTTATACCTATTATTCAGCTATGAATATCTCAACTGGTATGTGGTATTCTGTTTCTGATGCAAGAATTAAGGAAAACGTAGAAACAATATCTAATGCAACAGATAAGGTAAAAAAACTTAGGGGTGTTTATTACAATATAATTGGTTTTACGGAAAAAAGCATTGGTTTAATTGCACAAGAGGTAATTGGAATTTTGCCAGAAGTTGTGTCTCAGCCATTTGGTGATAAATATGCTGTATCATATCAAAATATTGTTGCATTGCTTATAGAATCAAACAAAGAACTAGAGGCGCGCATTGCGGCTCTTGAATCTAAACAGTCGTAATAAAAATAAAGAAGTGGGGAATGTTTCCCACTTCACTTTTTTGTTTGCTGCATGTTTTTTTCTATTTATAATTAGAGTCCTTATTCAAATTAGGAAATTATAATGATGCATCCGTTTGATAGGGAAAAACTAATCATGATTTGCAAGTGCTTCGCGGCAGGCGGTATTACTTTATACAGTTTCCGCCTTGGCCGCTTGGCTTATGAGTATATTAATTCATCATACTTTTATTAACGGCGTTCTTTTGTAGCAAATTCTGTGGTGGTGCTGGCAATAAGGTCTTTTTGTTGTTTCATTCCCGCAATACAAAGTATCAATTCCATCAATTTCTGAAACAATGTAACGGCAAGTGTTAAGGCTTAAATCAAACAGCCTTATATTCTTAAATTCCATTGTTTCATCTTCTGAACTAAATGTTATTTCTTTGTTTGTATATTTTTTTAGTGCAACTTTTTTTGTTTTTTCAGCTGGTGGCTTTTCAATTTGTGTTCTTTCAAATACCCTTCCACCTTTCTTCACCCTGTAAAGGAATCCCATCACAGTATTCCTTGTTATTTTCAAAAGTGAAGCAATCTCCCCTCCTGTAAATCCTTCTTCCCACATTTTTGTTATTTTGTTTTTTGTTTCAATATCAATCATTTGTCACCGTTCTTTATTGAAGTTGATATATACATCATATACAATAGCAACCCTACACAACTGAAATTGTCCGTCAAGAGAAAGATTTTGGTTGGCGTAAGAAAAAAACTCCCACTAAAATTAAAAGATATTGAGAGTAGGTATAAGCCCTATGATGGGGAAATTGTCACCAGGGAGGAAGCAAAGAAAAATGGTCTTAGTAAATTCTTTGAGGCTAGGGAATGCATAAAAGGTCATATATCTCAAAGAAGAACCAAAAACAGGGAATGCCTTGAATGTAAAAAAATATCTGATTTCAAACGGGTAAGTGCAAATCCAGAGAAAAACAGAGAAAATTATAAAAAATATTATTACAACAATCATGAAAAAGAGAAAAGCAAGTCCCGTGAATGGAGAAATAAAAATAAGGAAGCGGCAAAGGAATATCAAAAATTATGGGAATCCGGCAATAAATCAAAAAGGAAGATTTACAAACAAACCAGGAGAGCTAGGCTTTCTGAGGCGGAAGGATCATTTACCCAAGAAGATGTTGATAGAATATATACTATGCAAAAAAAGAAATGCGCCATCTGCAAGGTTAGTTTGAAAAAATCACCCTACCATCTTGACCATATTGTCGCCCTCAGCAAGGGGGGGTCAAACTGGCCTAGCAACCTGCAACTTTTATGTGAACCCTGTAATAAATCAAAAGCATCCCATGACCAAATGGACTTTATGAGGTCTAGGGGTATGTTACTATAGATCAAACCAAGGAGGCTGTCATGATTGGGGATGATGATGAGGACGCACTATACGACGGCCCAGACATTATTGAAGAGGCCGAATTAGACCCAGTGGCTGCCAGGTGTTCTGCTTTTACCAAGCTCCTTTCCCTTTGTTGCCACATAAAGGATGAGGAGCTAAAGAAAGAGGCATTAATGATGCTGGGAGCCGTTAGAAGGTCGTTTAAAACCAATCCAATAGGCGAGTTAGCGTCCATACAAGGTGGCAAGGCGTCCAACAATAGCGACAACTAATGCTTTATATTGTTGTTTATGTTTGCGCCTCACACCTATCTATACATGACTGTAATGAGAAAACAGCCCGTGCCTATCAGGCTAAAATAGAGCAGGGCATTGTATGTGGCTTGCCATCTCATATGACTATAGCCTCCTCGGTTGTCGCACCTACTGAGGTGAGTATGTTAAGGTAAAGTGCCAGCCAAAAAGATATTAGAAGAAATGGCGGCGGGTTTTTACTTCAATACGTTTGGCTTCTATTTGGTCTAATTTTATCAGAAACATACAAGTGAAAGCCATTGATATTTGCAGGATGCCCCCGCAAATTAAGCTAGCAATTTCTTCTAACCTTCCCCATGAGAATAGTTTCTGCATGGCGTTTCTCCATCAAACAGTTTAGCATATTTTTTTATCATTCCAAGCCCTCATATCTTGGTCCATGTGCTGCTGGTGTTTGATACATATATTTTCCGTCATATGGTCTATCTGTATGTTCATCAAGCCAATGAAATACTATTTGGACAATTGGGTCCCCCGCATGAATATTGATTGATCTGTCGCCAAGATTAACAAGTTCGAGGGTAAGGTTTCCTTCCCATCCTGGGTCCAGAAGTGTATTGAAGGCCGTAATGAAACGGCGCGCGTATGTTGACTTGTCAACGACATATCCGACAACATTTGTCGGGATACGGAAATTTTCGACGGTGTGAGCCAAAGAACTCTGTCCAGAGTTAAGCATAAGATTATGAGCAATACGCACATCATAACTAGATGCCGAAAGGCCATAAGACTTTCCATTAATAATTTTCCTTTCTGATTCAAAAGGGTCAATCATTGGCTCCGAACGCATGCAAAGTCGGCGTATGGATTGAGCTGATAATTGACTCACGTTATTCCCCTTCTGATCTTGGTTTTACTGGCTTCAAAATATGTATGTCAGCCGTTGGATATACCGGCTCACCTTCTCCCATCCATATAAACAAACTGGCGTATGAACTATGAGGAGGGCCAAGGTCATTGTGATACTCCCACCCCAAAGACTCAAACTGGCGTTGCCTTGAATGGGGGACATAGGCAAAATGTTCTATCTTTTCTTCAGACATAATTTTCGTTTTTCGTTGATACTGAATAACAGGGTATAACTTTTAAATTGCCATCAGGGTTATGCATTTGAATCTTTTTTACTGCATTGATAACTGTGGTGTGGTCTTTGTTGAATATTTTACCAATCATTGTGTAAGGAGCTCCAAGTTCTTTTCTAGCCCTATACATTGCGCGCCAACGTGCTTTCGTGACTTTTATATTTCTGCAATTACCAGTAATTTCTGTGTAAAAAACATCACCAGCAGACGCCTCTTCTTCAATTATCTGTTTAATTGTTTTGTCTCTGTTTTGGACGCAAAATCTTTGTTCCCGCATATTAAAAATGGGAGGGCTTTAACCCTCCCACCTCCTATCAGTCAAGGTTTTCAATCTTTGCTTCTACGGAATTTTTAATACGTGGAGCTTTCGCTTTATAAATAGCATGCTCAACTTCATCTAATACTTTATCAGGCTGCGCCTGTTGTGGCGCCACAAGTGGATAGCTTTCCGACTCGCTGTCTATTTCCTGAGTTTTTGCAATATGTAAAATCTCAAAAATAAGTTCTAGCCTACGTGCATCATCATCAATCCAAGGATTTCCGTCACGGCCATGGGCAAGTCTGGACTCCCGGACTGCATTTGTTGCAATAGCCCGCAGCCTGTGTGTCAAATATTCTGCCGTTAACCCTTGTTGAGAAGAAATTAATTCCGTCATTGTCATTTCAATACTCCATCAGAAAATTCAGCCATAAAGGCCAAATAGTTAATACCATCTACATAGCTGTCTCTATAGGACGGGTCATTTGGAATCCGCCCCAATTTAGTGCTGAGAAGAAAAACAGCAACTTCATACTCAGACACTTCCCTTCCAAGTATTACCGCTGCAATGTCGGCAATACGTTTGAAGTTATCTTTTGGTGATCCGTAGACTTCACCCCTCGGACCGAGAAGGCTTTTTGCAGCCTCTAGAACATCCATGTGGTTCATTCTGACTTAACCTTATCTCCAAAGACCTTAATCTTTCCAAGGTATCTGTGATTAAGGGCTACGAAACCTCTGCTATAATATTCATCCGAGTGCTGGCTCTTGTAGAACTCTTCAACAATAACGAAGTCTTCCTTCATTAAAGTATCTATAAATTCATCCAGGCTGTTTGAATCATGTTCAACATTCATTTGATGAACTTGGTGGCCTGAATAACTTGGCATATTGAGTGTAACAAGAAACCTCATTGCTTATCCTTGTGTATTTAGAGGTGTGACGCCGGCTTTGCATTGTAAGCGCCACACCCCGTATTAATCTACGGTAATACTCGTAGACTAATTCCTAATGTATAATCATCCAAAATCATCTTCATCAACGGCTGGAGCAGCAACCTTTGTTGAGCCAGTAGCAGGTGGAGATGCGTTATTAGGAGCAGAAGAATCCTCCGAATTACGTGCCTTATAAACAAGATCATCTGGACGCTTTACCCAACCAGTTATCTCGAATTCCGGCACGTAATTCGTGGACTTCCTGGCCCCTTCTCCAGAAGTCTTAGCATACGAGTCTTTGAAAACAACAACTGGCAACTTTCCAGCATTACTATCTTTAGTTGACTCGTATAGGTCGTGCAGCTTTTTAATACCTTCAAGGAAAGCCGCAGCATTTGACGCCATCTCGCGGACATCACCACCACATTCCTTTGCCAACTTTACAACAAGGCGCACACCTCGCTTATAGTCATCACCTGGCTTTTCAATAAGCTTTCCGCCGTAGTAGCGAGACATCTTGAAGTCAGGAGCAGATCCTGTGGCAAAATTAATCCAACCAATCTCAACATTCTCAAAGTCAAAGATTGCCTTGAAACTTTTGGTTACATCAACTTCGTTGGTTTCACCATTTTCCCGGTCACGGCGTGAGATACGTCCTGAACGTGCGTCATACTTAACAATAGGGAGGAAGTCTACGCCGCCACCTACATTGTCAAAAAATCCACCAAAAGCCATCACAGTTCTCCTAATGCGGCTATCTAGCCAACCGCTTGCTCTTGCCCACATGGGCGAAGCCCTTGTTATAGTCCCCAAATCTCAAACGCAGCTTGGCGAGTTCCAGGGTCACTAAAATAAAACGTATCAATGTCTGGAATTGTCATCATAGCCAATTCCATTGGATCTGTGCTTATTGATAAAAACCGCTGAATTGTAAGTGCAATCTTCTCAACAGCTTTAATATGTTCATCAACATTCTCTAACTTATATGTCGAACATTTCTTGCTGGTTATGTAAGTAAGACGGGGCTCCATATCACCACCTGTTGCTTTAATGTAAAGCGCAACTTGGCGGGCATGATTTAATTTAATTGCTGATGGAAGTGCGTGAGTTGTTTTAATGTCTAACAAAATTTTGTGATTTTGCCATTCAATATCATAATAACCGACGAGCGGGACTTGGAGACCTTCCACCTTATAGTCAATTTTTCCTTGAACAGAGGAAGGTGGGCCATAAGGCATAAGTTCCTTAAGGCCAATTTTGACCATATCCGCAACTGCGGCTTCTTCCTTTTCCCGTCTTGGGTCAGATGATAGCGCCGAGAGGCGCCAAAATTCTTCTTTTGCCATTTCAACGCAAGCACTCTCATTTGCTCCTGTTGTTAGGCCTAAGACAATACCACTCTCAACAGCATTTCCACGGAAAGCTGCGGCGCCAACTTGTCCCTTGCGTTTCAAACACTTTTCAAGAACAAACATGGCGGGGCTGCCGGCAAACAAATTACAGCTTGATGGCGACAGGTGTTTAATTCCGTGAACTTCAAATGGGTTTGTCATTTAACCTCAATATCAATAGAGAATCACAACCTATTGGAATGTAATTTTAGCGTCAAGCAAAAATTTAACTTGAATTTTTTTTAATTTAGGGGGAAGGTTTGCGTCTAATTTATATGGAGTTTGACATGGCAAAGAAAGTTATCAAACCAGCTGACTTACGGGGTTGGAGCCTACCAAAATCATCAGATATAATTGAAAAGAAAGTTGAAAAAGTATCTGATAAGATAGAGAAAATAATTGATGAACTAAGATTTAGAGATGATGATTTTGAGCATCTTATAAAAGTAGCTGCGGCTGAAGCTATAACATATGCATTGGAAAATTTTGCGTTTATGACTTTTTCCAAAAAGCCTAGCAAAAATATTGAGGCTGCATTTTGTCTACCGTTTGGCCCTGATGATGCTGATGCAGCCCAGTGGCGGGTTGAAATTGAACCAGAGTTGATGAATTACATTTTCTTTCAGACTCGTAGACTTAACTCGGAAGGAAAGCAGAACCTTCTTTCCTTAAGAAAGTCAATTTATAGAATTTCGGCTGAAATTGAATCCTCTCTTATACAAATAGAAGACAGGGAAGAAGAAAAATACAATGCCTGACAAATGTATAATGGGAGTTGACCCCGGAGTTTCCGGGGCAATTGCTTTTTTCTGGCCAAATCATCCTAAAGTTGTTTCTGTTTATGATGCGCCGTCAATTGGCAAGGAAATTAATTGCCCGGAATTGACTGCTCTTATTAAGCAATATCAGCCTGACGTTGCAATTGTTGAGGCGGTTCATTCTTTCCCAGGCCAAGGCGTTAGTAGTTCATTTAATTTTGGGTGTAGTTTTGGCATGGTTCGTGGTGTTATAGCGGCATGCGGCGTCCCAACTCACCTTGTTGCGCCGACAAAATGGAAAAAGCATTTTAATCTTACAAAAGATAAGGATTTATCTCGCAGATTAGCAATTATGCTGTGGCCTGAGTCCGAGCATTTCAATAGGAAGAAAGATGATGGTCGGGCTGAGGCCGCATTGCTTGCCCTTTATGGTTCTCAAGTAAGTATAAAAATATAAAAAACGGCGCTGTCCTGCAAGACTACGCCGTTAAGTTATTCACCAAGGTCCCAAACAACACATAAGTAGCATGTCAAAATAGATATTGCAATATAGTGTGTCTGTTTGCGCCTGCAACGCAAGATATAGATATGACAGACCTTCCTGATTTTGATGACAGCTTTGCGGGCCCAATTGACCATGCAAAATATTATAGAGCTCTTGGCTGGCAGGTTGTTCCAGCGTATCATCCAAAGCAGCAAAAGAATTTCAAGCGTCCAGCCCTCAATGAGTGGCGGGAATATACTAAAGAGCTAGTTGATGACGGGACGTTTGAGAAGTGGTTTGGTGATAATGGCCAATACTCTAAGGTTAAGAACCTGGGAGTTATCACTGGTGTTGGCTCTCCTTGTTTGTTTAGCGTTGATCTGGATTTTTATTCCCACTCAGACGCAGCTATCTGGTGGGCGTCTTGTGAAGATATGCAAGAACACGCCGGGGAGTTGGATACTGTTGTGCAAACAACAGGTGGTGGTGGGAAGCAAAGACTTTATTTAGCGCCGGAGGGATGGCGCCCACCAACCAATAAGACTTCTATAGGAGTGGACATTAGGGGTGTTGGCGGCTTTGCTATGCTTCCCCCCTCAGAACATTCCAGTGGGAATGGTTATTCCTGGGATGAGGGCTGTGAACCTTGGACCATTGAGGTTGCTGTCGCCCCTATTTGGCTCTGTAACTTCATTGATGAGACGGTTGCCAGATATGGTGGCGGAAGTGGGCATGTAAATCAGTTTGGTTTAAGAACCCCCACCCCGTTACACCAAGAGACCCCTTACGGCGAATTGCTGGATGGTCGTGAAGATTACATGATGCGGCTTGTCTGGGCCCGCATGGTTGACCTCTACCGTGAAGGACCTATGGGTCTTGATAGAAATACTGAGATAATTCAGCGGGACGAACTTTTTTCCACTTATCTGCGTAAGACACACCCAAGACTGAGCAACCCTAACCTTTCAAAAGAGGAGTTGCTTGAGCAGGAGGGCAGGGGGAGAAGCGCCTTTAATATTAAGTGGGAAAAGGCAAAGCGTCAGTGGGATGGGAAAGTTAGTGAATATGCCAAGACCCCGAAGCCCGTTAATTCTTATCCGGCGCCAGTGAGTGATTTTACAGCAGCAAGTCGGATAGATGAAATAATTAAGGTTGCGGATCTGGATATTAATAATTCTCATGTCCAGAAAGACGCTGATATTTTTGAATGCTTAAGCGTTTTGGATATTTACAATCTTCCCGACCCAAAATTTCTGATTGATGGATTGGTCATTGAGAGTGGTCTTGGCTTCGTCTATGGGGTGCCTGGATGCCTCAAGTCTTTTATCACAATAGGGATGGGATTGAGTATAGCATCTAAACTACCCGAATGGTGGGGTAGGAAGATACACAAGTCTGGCCCTGTTATTTACATCAGCTCTGAGGGTGTGAGTGACATGAAGTTCCGTATTCGCGCCTGGGCTGAAAAGAAGGGAATTGATGCCAGTGACATCCCCTTCATTCTGATTCAGCAGTCCATGAACTTCATGGATGTGAACTGTGTCTCCAAGCTGATTAAGACTATCAGGGTTCAGTCTGAGAGGTTGGGGGCTACGCCGGCTGCTATCTTTGTTGACACGGTAAGCCGAGTCCTACCGGGGGCAGATGAGAATCTACAAAAGGACATGACGCTGTTCATCAATGCCTGTGATGCCCTCAAGCAAACCTTTGGCGTTGCTACAATTGGCGTCCACCACATGAACAGAAATGGCGGCACAACCCTACGTGGGTCCACAGTCTTCGACGGCGCCGCAGACTTCCTTCTGCATGTCGAGAGAGAGAATGGGGCCATGGCTGGGACAATCACAGCCAGGAAGATTAAGGCGGCAATTGATGGCTGGCAGGATGAGTTTAGCGTCTCACTGGTTGAGCTAAACACAATAGACCACCATACCTCCCTCTTTGTTGAGAAACTCAATCTGGAGGCTCCCCAGGCTCAGGAAACGCCATCTAAGGATCAGGGGTTTGGTGGTAAGCAACAAACCAAGGCTGAACCTGACATGGATCAGTGCCGTAGAATGGTTGCGTCTATTGGTGAGGCGTGGGACGGGGGCTACCCTTGGTCGTCTAATAAGAACTCCAGGAAGACGGAACGGTATGCTGCTGACAAGCTGTCGGCAAAGTTTGGCGTGTCTGTGGATCAGGCTGAGAAACTGATTCGCCAGTGGCTGTGGAATGATGTGATTGTTGTGGAAGGCTACCGAGTAAATACGAAGACGACATCCACGGGATTGAAGGTTGCAAAGGGGTTGTGAAAAAATTAATAAGTATTTGAAAGTAAAGTATTCGCGGATATATATGTAAAACAAAAGCGAGAACTAAATATTTGAAAGTAAATGGAAAATACATGAAAAGCTCAAAAAACAATGTTACTAACCTTAGCATAGTTCGCTCCGCTGCGGGGGCGCTAAGGCGCCCCTCCGCTACGCTCACGGGGGCTTGCGTTTTGGGTTGTTTGAGTGTAATGGTTTGGGAGAATTTGATATGTTTATGGTAAATGGATTGTATCAGCGGGTGGTATTTTTTGGCGGCAGGGAATATGTCGCAACCGCCAGTCAGAAAGAAATTCACAGGGACGGAAAGTGGATCTTGCATGTCAAGCCGAGGGGAAAATCCTCTGGCTGGGGTAACTACGTTTTGTATTTCGAGAATTGGCGCAGGACTGGCAAGGGCGCCTGGCACCTTGGATTTAAGGATGGCGTTTTCTCTAAGTCTGCTGACTTTCGGCACCTGTGCAAATACGCGCCTGACATGCTGAAATGGGTGGGGGATGTTATCACTGGCCTAACTCTGAATCCGGCGCCTTATCCTGATGGATTTGACTGCCCAAAGAAGGGTAGGAAAAAGGCGGTTAAGGAGGGACAGGATGAGGTAGGTTTACGGATGACTAAGTTTCTTAAGTCTGAGTTGGGAAATAGCTTAAAAGCTAAACTGCGGACATACAAAACGGACGTAGAAATAGATAGAAAACTGGTTGAAGAAATAGCTGTCAGTTGGGAGGTCGGGGAACCTATCAGCTTTGAAAATATCTTTCCTGTTTTTAGAAGTCAGTTCAAGGTTAATAGGCCTTACGTCAAATCATTCTTGACAAAAGCCATAAGGCATAGAAGGATCAAGATGGCCGCAATAAAAGGCCAGCATGTTTACCTTCCATATGATGTGAAGGTATAGATAAATATTGATATTGGTATGGAGGTTGAAATGGGGGATCAGGTCTTAAGGTTCCTGGGTGTCGTATTTCTTGTCTGCGTCTTTTGGGTTTCTGTCGCCAAAATGTTTAAGCGGCATACCACAAAGGAAAGACAATTCAGGCATTGGCTGGATGATAGCCATGAGTGAAAAAGAAAAAGAAATTACCCTTTTACAGATTTTTGAGGAACTTAAACGCCTCAAAAAGAAAATAAAAAAACTAAAACATGCCGTAAGGGCTAAGAAATGACAAAACTGCCAACTTACCCTGCATTGGTTGATTTAATATCACGCCTTCAAGAAGACGGCCTTGCAAGTGACGCATCCATCTGCGTCAAGGTCCTATATGACTTAAATAGACGGGATAAAAGAATTGCTGAATTGGAAGAGGAATTAAATACATTTAAGGCGTTGGAGGGAAAGAAATGATTGATTTTTCTTTATGCGCAAATCCTGACTGCCCTATGGCGCCACTATGCCGCCGTCATGAAAAAAGTGGAACAAAGCCCTCTAATAGTAATTCTTATCTAAACTTTAAATGGTTTTGGGATGAATCATTGGGCAAGGAAAACTGCATACATTATTTTGAAAAACCAGAATTTAATATTGGTGAGGTAGCGAAATGACTGACTATACAGACCTTGTGGAGCGATTGCAGGAACATGCCGAAAATATGTATGTAGATTTCCTCAATGAAGCCGCCGACGCTATTGAGCTTTTACAGCGCGAACTAAAGTGTGCGAATGAATTATGGGAGCAGCAAAAGGAACTGGCTTTGGAATATTTGGCTGACATAGAAAAGGC